TGGTTTATCTGTTACTTCATAGTCTTCTGTAATGATTTCATTTGTAACTTCTCCATTCTCAGTTATCTTAGTAAGATGTCCAACTTTTCTTTGTGACTTCCAGTAAGCTGTAGTTACTCTTAATAGATATGCAGTACCTTGATCAAAGTAATCTTCACCTTGTGAAAGTATTTGATTTATAATATCACCACCATCTGTAATTGAGTTTGCAACTGCAGTTGTATACTGTCTATATGCAAGAGAAGGCATATTAACATTCCACTCATGAGATTTTGTACCATCATAATATGTTCCATCATTTTGATATCCACCAACTATATAACCACCAGATCTAATAGGATAGATTGCTTCTAATGCTTTTAATTGCTCTTCAGACATAATGTATCCAAACTTGTCTATTACATCTGATACAGTAAACATATCTATCTTACCTACCCAGTTACCTTGTGATATATATCTTGCATCTGGAGATTTGTGATAGAATGTAACTACTGGATTCCAGAGCTCTACCTCATAGTCATCTTCCATCATGTGAAAATGCCAGAACTCTCTATCTGTAATAAGCATGTCTCTAAAGGCTCTTTCCTCTAGCTCATCCATTCTAAATCTTTCAACATCTACTTTATGTTGATGATAAGCCCACTGCTCTATCATAGATCTATAGTCTTTCTTAAAGAAAGATTCTATCTCTGGTAATGTCTTAAGATTTTCTGGTGATACTTGTTCTTGTACTTCAGGTGCTTGAGGATCTATCCCTTGCTCTATTAATGCAGTAACAATTTTTAACTGTGCATCTGCTAAAAGAGTTTCTTCTACCATCTGTCTCTTTTCTTCTAGCATCTCATTATATGAGAACTCATCTATTGCCCGGTATGTTAGTTTGGTTGATCTTTTTGCAAACTCTGCAACTAATACATTAATTACATTTGGAATAATAGGGTAGAACTTTAATTCTAGAGCTGTTGCTTCTTCTCTAGTTAATACTTCTACTATATCCCTATATTCATTATTCTCTTCAATTATATAATCTGTTCTATCAATAATTCCTTTTGCAAGTTTATAGTTTTTCATTAGTCTTCTTGCATTTCTTCTGATTTGCTTAAGACCATTCCATTCTAACCAGTCTAAGTTCCAAGCTGCCCATTCTTCATCTTTATCTTTCTTAGATAAAAACTGTAGAGGTTGGGTAATACTACCCATCCTGTTCTGTTCTGTTTTAGCTCCCTTTTTTAACTGTAATGCGTTATATACCTGCATAGTTATTATTTAATATTTTTAAATGGTGATTTTTTAAATACATTACCATTTTTCAATCTTCCATTAGAACCCATATGCCTAAATGGACTACTATTTAATTTAAACAAATTTTCTGACTTTTGCAAGTTTTTAGCAGCATCATCCATTATAGTTCTTCTTGCATATCCCCTATTAGATTGTTGCACTCTCATAAATGCAACCAATGCTGTAAATGCTACAAGTCTATCCACGTTAAGACCGTCTGTATATTCTTGCATTTCTTTAAGTAACATTGGATCCGGAATTCTTTCTATACCATATTTAGTTTTAACAATTGTACCATCTGGTTTTGTGACTGTATCTAATTCCTCTTTACAGTATTCAATTGCATAACTTAATAAGTGACCTTTAAATAAATTACCAGTATTTCTCCAACCATACTCCTGGTACACGTTAGTATTAGCACCTAGATCTTTTAAAAACATGATCTGGCTCTTTGGTACAAGATATCTTTGTTTCTTTTTAGATATCATGTATTGTATAAATAAAGAGATGTTACTTTCTATTAGTGCCCAGGCATTATACCATTCTATTATTAGTTCTAATTTCTGATGTGTTTTATTTATATCATCATATCTACCACACCATGATGCAACAATTTTATCTTGTTCTATATATGTTTCTGTTTCTACACCCGTATGTCTAGTTACTTGTATAGGGGCTTTCATTACAAATATAGAACACAATGAATCTGATGTTGTTGTTTTGCCCTCAGACACTGGGTCAATAGATGCATAGTACTGACCAAAATCTGGATCTTTAATTGGTCTTTCCCATACAACAAGAGTTCCTGTTTTATCTTCTAATTTTTTAGATACCGGAAACTGCATGATGGGTAGCTTATTAGTTTCCTTAACTTTTGGCTTTCCATTCTCATCATAGAATATGTCTAAGAATTCATATGAATATTCTTTTTCATCTATTCTTCTCTGCTGTGCTGCTACCAAATGTGTTGGGAACACAGATACTGATCTATGTGCAAATGCTTCTTCAATGTTTCTAGGATGCTGAGATATTCTTAACTGGTAATCTTCTGGAGAAAGATCTTTCTTCCACTGCTCAAACTGATTCTCAAGTGCTACTAATGCATCTTCTACAAGTGAATTACCATATTGATCTATATGTGGTGGCATAGACCACTGCTCAGGAATAAACAAACCTGAGAGACCTTCTGTTCCTTTACTATCTATAAGATTACTTTCTATTGCATATATATCTTTAGATGTAGGATTAAGTATCATATCTTTAAGTGGATTACACTGAGATAAATCTCCCACTGATCCTGCTGCTATAAACATACCTGTAGTAATTAAACCAGATCTCATTGCTGGTCTCATATACTCATATGTTTGATCCATCTTTGGTGCAATACCTGCTTCCTCATGGAAGAAGAATTTTACTGGACCACCTACACCATTTGTAGGATCTTTCTCAAATGACATGCCTTGCATTGTACCTTTAAGACCAACTTCATTCTTTCTATCTCCTTTTCTAACTTCAATCTTCTGTTGCCACATCATTACTTTATGTGGCGTCATTGGTCTATACCAAGCAGTATGTTCATTTAAGAAAGCAGCATATTCATCTAAGAACTTCCATGAACCTTTCTCATTTATATAGTCTTTTAGACTTGCTCCTATTTTCAAAGTGACCCCAGCTTCAAACCAAATCTGGTTTAATAGTTTGGCCATGTGAAAATAAGAAGATGCTATCTGTCTTTTCTTTAGAATAGCTACATGCTTATAGTTGAGCTCTGCCAATAGTTCATAGAGGGCCATGTGATACTGGGCATCACGTATTTTTGCAAAGTCAAAAATTTGTTGTTCTTTATCAAATATTGGTAAGAAGTTGAGCCACATGTAATAATCTCTTGTAACATACCAGGTATTTTTTCCTGATTTGTAGATAACTCCTCTTCTGCATTTAAGCTTTTGGTCATCCCAGTAATTGATAAAATCTTTGGATTTAAATGGAGAGTCGCAGTAATATCCATCTGTTCTGAACTTTCTTGATTCAGAATTAAATAATAAGCTAGTTTCATCAAAGTTGTATTTACCAGGTTCTTTAAAAATATCTCTTAAAAATGTAGCAAACTCTTCTCTTGAAGAAAAGTCTGTAATAGTCCAGTTGCCATTATCATAAGTTGGTATGTTTTCAAATATCTCCATTATTGATCATATGCCATTCCAATACCACCTCTTACTCTACTAGATTGTTCTTCCTGTAGATCTTTATAGGCACCTTTAAATGATGCTCTAATCTGTTCAAAGTTTTTTGCTGCAGCTACCAGAGAGTTAATATTACCATCTCTACCGTGTGAGATAGGTGTAGTCTCCATATATTTAGCTAATCTATCTAACATAGATGCAATACCTTTGTATGCTCTAGATGTAGGTGTTTCATACATTCTCTGACAGAATTGTAAGGCTATAAAGATATCTTGATCTTCTGTAGAGAACTCAGCATCTATCTGTTCAAGTATGAGAGATTCTTTATCTACTTCTGGTGTATAAAAGAATGGGTTCAAGTCTGGATTAGGGCAGGTCATGTAAAACAAGTATTGGTATATCTTGATATAATCATCAGGATAATTATCCATTACCATCTTAAGTGCTTTTAGTGTATAGCAATGTTCTGTAGGAATTACTTTGCCGTTCTGTATATCAAATAGTTTTACAATCATTTCTTTTTAATATTATTTCTATTATCATGTAAATAATGCATAATAGCTGTTACTTCATCTTTTAAATATGGGATGTCTATTTGAATTACATCTTTTACAATTGGGTCTCCATTATCATCATATCTGGTAAGTGGATATCCATATCTATCTTCTCCTTCTGTTTCAAATAGTATATGATGAATAAACATTCTTCCGGGTTGCAATTTAGGATTGTGTTTAAGTATCATATACATATAGATACTTAACTGTAAACAGTAATGATTAAAGTTGCAATCATCTAAATTAGATAAAGGTGGGAGTAACTTTTCAGAAACTCCCTCCCAATCTTTGTAAGATTCAGTCTTGATCTCTTTGTTGGTTTTATAGTCAATAATGTTTACACATCCATTTACTACTTCTACAAGATCAGACTGTCCACAGATTCCAACTGATTTAAGATAAACCATATGTTCTGGATACACGCCTGGTTCTAATTTTTGAGATGGTGCTAATTTAATTCCATTTGTTAAATCATTTGGTTTAAATACTGGAACAGTTATTCCTTCTCTTTCTATTGATGCTAAAGAACATAAGTCAGCTTCTCTTTGGTTATGATAAAATGTACCAAGAGTTACTGCTCTTTCTGATTCAGCATTCCAAATGGATATAATATCTTTTGGGTTTATATTAAACCATTTAGATCTTTTATTTTTAGAAACTTTTTTTGCAATCTTTTCTGCATCAAAAGGTTTCTTAAAATGAGATACTAGTGTGGTAACACTAATCCAATTTATTTCTGAACCATCATTGCTTTTATAGCTATGATCTTTTGCATTAAATACTATACTCATAACTTATCCAATTGTTCTTCTTGTTCTTCTGTAATAATTGCTTGCCACTTACCAAGTGGGCATTCTGATGATAAAGATCTGGTCTTAAATGATAGTGAACATCCACATTCATTACAGCAAGGTGCTGTTCCTTTTACTGCACACTTTCTACCTTTATGTTCACATTCATCACAAATATCATATCTGAGTCTAGATATTTCTTCCACTGTCTCATCTCTAATGACAGAGTTTTTAATACCTTCAAATATCTGTGATCTATTTTGCCAGATTAGATTAAGTACATTTTTCATTTATTTTTGTTTTTAAAAAAGGTTTCTCTTTTTTCTGTTTGATCTTGAATCTTAAGATTTAATTTCAGTAGTAGTTCTAATTTATTTTCTAGTGCTTTCTTATTGTGATAAGCTTTAAATGTAGATGTGTCATGTTCTTTTAATATTCTTGATATCTTTTCTATTGATCCATATACCATCTTTGGTTTTGAAACAAAATGACCAAGACCTTCTATGTTTATTCTAGGATATTCTAAATTAGATAATAAGCTTCTGACATCTTTGTAATAAAACTCTACTAAGTCTTCTACTAAATCCTTATCAATATTTAATTCTTCTGCAACTTCTTGATATATTCTTTTAGGCTTTCTGGGATTCATCTCCTAAAAATTTATAGTCTAATAAAATAGTACCTGTTGTCTGAATTTTTAAACTTGGATTTATCCGAATTAATTTTTTGTTTTCTTCATCTTTAACAACTAAGTTAGTTTTCTCAGCTTTATTTATACAGTTTCTCACAGTCTGTGGAGACTTAAAAATAGGCTCTTCTTCTGAAGATGCATCATAACAAAAATGAGTTAATTCTATTGGTTCATTAAAACTTAGTAAAGTCAAGCAGTTAAGGTCAGAGTCACTTAAGTTGATTCTATTAACATAGCAGTGGGTAAGTATTTGAAACTTAACCACATCCCACTTAGGCATTCTTACACGCTTCTGTACTTGATTTACTATAGCCATGACTAGCCTCTTTTAAGCTTTCT